TCCGGCAAGGCATTCCGCAGATCGCATTCCCCGTTGACGATTGATGCATCTGTATCGATCCAGAACACGTACTTATAGCCCTGCTCCAGCATCAGGCGAATAAGCCAGATTTTGCCCCAGCCTCCCGGCCATAAGTCCGGTTTCAGACTGCCTGCCCAGGCGATGTATTCCATGTTGTGCGCCCAGGCATAAGCCGCGTGGCGCTGGTAAGTCAGGCGCAGCATATCGGCAAATGGCCCGATCTGCCAGGCTTGTTGTAGGATCACCGCGTCTTTCATCTCAGGCTTGTCGATCATTGCTTTAAGCCTTTCTCGATCTCTTCCAAGACCGGTTTCCAATACTTCTCAGTAACTACATCTGCGTCATATTCCTGTGCTTGTTTCACCGCCTCGGTAGTGTCCGAGCGGTGTTGATATTCAGCCTCCAATGCTGCTTCAATCGCGCTCACGCGCGGGCGAAACTGGTAACCTGCCAGACCGGAGTATTCCCGTTCGGCGTCCTTTTCCGGATCCAACAACTGAACGGCGAAGAACAGCTCTTTACAGGCCGTCCAGCCGCCAGTTATGACCGGCACGCCGCAAGCCTGAGCTTCTAATACTGGCAGTCCAAATCCCTCGCCGCGGGTAGTAATCAGATGCACATCCAGGCTGTTATACACATCGGCCATATATTCCGGCGGGAATCCCAACATCTGCTGATATTGATTGCAGAAAATAACGTCCGGCCCTTCCTGTAGACCCAGGTTGCGCATCAGTTCAGGCAGATTAATCATGCCTTCAATGCCCTCGCCTTTTTCAGTCTGTAGGAGATACAGCGTATCAGGATGGCGCTTGTGGAATCTGGCGAAGGCTTCCATCATCTCGGTAAAACATTTGCGGGATGGGTTGCCTTTATTCATGGCAACCGTGCCAACGATATATTTATCTTGCGGCAGGTCTAAGCGCCTGCGACATTCAGCTTTATCCAGCGGCTTTAGGATGTTCGTCTCTATGGCGTGCGGCACATAATAGCAGTCCAATCCAGCATCGTGAGTAGCTTTGACGCCGTGCTTGCTAAACGAGATACGTTTGTAAGCCAGGCTTATCTTGCCGCGCACCAGGGCAGGCATTGAGTCGTGATCGATTGGATACCAGGGAATCCAGTGCATTGGCTTGGGATAATCCTCCGGGTTCATTACCCAGGTATCCATCAGGCTTATCATAATATCGGCTCCAAATGCCGCGCTATGCGGTACGATCACATCATTACCATACGGATGCAGGCGTTTGGGGTAGCAGAGGAACTTGCCCATGTTGAGCAAGCCACCCTCCAGCCCATAGAAACAAGTGGTTGCCATTACGTGTCCTAAATCTGCCAGGCGCGGTAAAAATATTCTGCTCTGCTGTCCATAGCCGCTGCTCGACCAGGGACTGTTCGAGAGCCACATAATCCTAACGATGTATTTATCTTTCTACAGCAGAGAGCCGGGCGGGGTGCTGTGCCCTTTTGTTGCGCCCGGCTATAAGTTTACTTTACGCGCTGCCGCGTCCATTGTGATACTGGACAGACACGACCATATAGGCCGGGGAAGTCCCGCCGTAGGTAGCCTGACTATATTCCAGACCCAGGAAGCCTACAGTTCCGGGAACCCAAGCTGTAGTGATAGTGCCAGTTATCGCAGTGCCTGCCGTAGTAGCCGCCGAACCATTGGAGCATAGGGTAGCGATTGGCAGGTTTGCCACGGTCTGAGACACCAGGCGTACAGCAGGGGCAGAACCGACCGCCAGAACCACATTCGTTGTATAGTCCCAACGGGTGATCGTGATACCACCCCCATAGGATGTACCAGGAATGCGCAGGATCGGAACGTTCCCCGACTGCGGTCCGCCGAGAGTTCCGGCTTGTCCGAGCAGAGGGATAACAATATTAGTAGTGAGCAATTTTTGAGTCATGTTACCCTCCCCTTATGCCGGTGCAGTGCCTGCTGTGTTAATGGCGATCCCATACTGCGGACGCCAGACACCATAGGCGAAAACGGATGAGGCATTCAGCTCAAATCCACGTAACGAAGCATCACGTTCCGGCTCGATGCGCAGCGGGCGGCGAATGTCAAGTGCAAGCGCGTTCCGGCTGAACATCCCACCATAAACGGAGGTTCCAGTGGCGATATTTGCTGTAGTGAAAATATCGACGCCTGAAACGCCGCCGACGTAGAATTGGCGAATGAACTCATCCTGGATAAATGGGCTGTTAGTCACGGTAACTCCTGGCGCAATGGCAGTACCAAGGCAGTGCCATTGTTCGGGGGTCAAGACTGCAACCCAGGGGCGGGGGGCCAAAGCCCGGCGCATTTTGGTGATTGCGGCGAAGAAATTTGCCCAACTCATGTTAGTCCCGGCTGCTCCGACTGTTCCACCCGTCAGGCTGGAGAACATACCAGCCAGGAAGGTATCAATCTTTTGACCATAAGCAGCGCCAAACTCTTGAGCAGCATCCTGGCGCACCGCGAAAATATCGGTTTCCAGGCGGCTGTCAGTAATGAAAAATTGCGACCCATATTCGTATGGGGTCAGGGTTTGGTCTACCACGGGAGTAAATGACTGGCTTGTCAGGTCATCAGTTTCGGAGATCTGGTTGAAGGCTGCTGTACCGTTGTATTTAGCGTTCTTGCGTACAGCCAACCCCTGTAAATCTCCGAATCCGTTTACCAAGCCAGACATGACATTGTTATCGCGCGCAACCAACATGGCATCTTCCCACACCGTATTGACGAAGGTAGCGATGTCTGCTTCAGTGTTGTAAGGCATATTGGTTACTCCAATTAATGAGGCTAATCCTTTTTATTAGGCCAGAACACGCCGCCGCCTTGGGCTTTGGCATAGTTCGGGTCGAGTGGATTAACGCTCTGTCCATAAATTCTTGCTCGCTGCTGGGCGACCGTCTCCCCCTGGCTCGCGCCAGCACCGGGATTGGTAGCACTCATGGCGGGCATTTTTGGCGCTTTAGGCAGCGCCTCCAATAAAAGCTTAGCATCCTTTTCTAATTCCTCATCGGTCTCACCCTGCAAACGCTGAGCAAAGGCTTCGGGCAAGCCGACTTTAGATGCTATTGCTTGTTTCCGCTTCTCAATTTCAAGGCCTTTTAGTTTGGTAGTTGCCTCGGCTAATTCCTTTTCGCGCGTTTCAGCCAATTTCTGCCATTCCTGATTTTTGGCTAATGCCTCTGCATCGACCTTTTCCTTGATTTTACGGTTATCATCTTCGCCCTTTTTCTTTTCGCGGGCCAAACGTTCTGAGATGATGTGATCCACTTCTTCCTGAGTAAATGTCTTTCCGCCGATTGTTTCAGGGGGCGTAACCTTGGGGTCAGGTACAGGTGGAGTCGGTTCAATAACTTGGTTGCTCATTTTCATCCTCGCTTTTGCCGTCTGAGTAGACGTAACTAACAAAAAATGCCGTGAATCTATAGCTCTCGCTAAAGAATCACGGCATTCCATTCGGACTTCCGTTTATTCAGTTGTTGGTTTTATTGTAGCATATTTCATCTCGCTGCGCAAGATTGCGGTTCGCGGTTCGATCTCCCAGCGGCGCTCGATAGCATCCAGGATAAGCAATAAGGCACTGCGGATGAGGATCCAGAAGTCACGGTCGCTCATTTTCCACCGATAAGCGCCTGTAGAGTTTCTTCGACATTCATCGCGCCATACACGGAATCAACGTGCTTACCTGCCAGTTGCCCGAATTCGAACTTGCCTTCTTGGAAGGCAGCATACTTCTCCTTGCCCATCAGTTCCTGCTGTTTAGCTTCATTCAGGCTGGCGAACCAATCCTCGCCGGTCTGGTCTATGGGAGAAGGGAAGCCGCGCACCGCCGGAACCATGGCGCAGCGCCCGTTGTAATGATCGTCGAGAGTTTCACTCAGATCATGAAACGACCCATGCTCAGCGATACAAGCCATGCACGGGTCACCAGGTAAATCAGCCCACCAAATCCAACCCTCTAGCACATCCGAGTTAGCAAGATAATTGGCACGTGTAGCTTCACGATAACTCCATAATTGCGCCGTCCGTGTCATCCTGAGAGCATCCGTCAGCCCACCGCCCAGGCTGTCACGGATTATTGCGGCTATAGCGCGTGGATTCTTCCCCAATCCAATGCCTTCTACCAGTTTCTGAGCCACAAATTCAGTGTTGGCCTCCGCCAGCTTGCCGATACGCTTATACAGCGGACTGTCGGGCTGTAAGAAGCCCAGCAATGTCTTGATGGCCTCGCTCGGCAGGCGGTTGAAGCCCAGCTCGACGCCATAAGTATTACCTGCTGCACGCAAAGCGCGGTACACGTCCCGCCCTGCGAAGCGGATGGCATCATTGGTAGTATTGCCAATCTCATTACGCAAGATCACCTGGAAGTCGGTCAATTCCGCTTCCACCTGGCGTATCAGGGATTTATAACGTGTCATCCTGATGAGCTGTCCGGCGGTTGGCTCCTCTTCGCCAATAGCAATAGCTAGCAGGTCGATCTTATCCTTCAACCGGCCATAAAGCTGTTGATAGGATTGGGTCAGCCGTTTTAGCGCGGCTGCATCCTGCCGCTCCAGGGCTGCTCGGAATTGGCGGGTTACGCGCAGTAATTCGCTTTCGGGCTGGTCGGACATTGTAAAATTAATAGCCTATCGGTATGGTTTCTTGTTCATCGACCCATTCGATGGTAACCTTCGGAATCTTTCCCCCACTTTTTAAGTTAGGACCATTCTCTGGCAAATCTTCGGGGTGAATATAAGATATGTGCTCTCCCATACCCAATTTCATCCACGATATGGCTGCCTCTATACAATAATCGTGCAAAGTTTTTTCGTTCATTCTGTCTCCATAATCTCTCTAAGCTCATCGGCTGGCAGTTTAGGAGTCATATTCTCCATACTATCCTGCTCGAAGCTCCCATCAGGCATCATCGTGGTTGCAACCCGCGGCACCTGGACATATTCTGGGTCAATCATCAGCTCCACAATCTGCCCGGTAAACTCTACCTGGCGGTCGAGTGTCTCGATGCGCTGATAGGTCAACCCAAAACACTCCGCGACCTCCGCCAGGTGCGGGATTGTAAACCCGCTCTCTGGATCAGCACCCACGGTGTGCCCGCCGAATCTCATTTTCTGCATCATCCGAATGCTTGCATAACCGCGGTTGGAGTGCACGAAAAACTGGATAGGTAGGTGTAGCCGCCGGATAAGTTCAAGCTCCTGGATATTGAGCATAAATCCACCATCGCCTGTTACACATAATACGCGCCGCCCACTTGCCAGGCAAGCGCCAATTGCCAGTGGAATATCATAACCCATCGCACCATTGGTGGATAATGTCTGGACGCGCTGCCCAGCCTTGACCTTGAAGGTCTGCATCAGGATTTCACCCGCCTTGCCCGCGCCCGCTACGATAATATCATCTGGTTGGGCGTAGTCCGAGAATAACGAAACAAAGCGGAAGGGGTCGACAAAATGCTGATTATCTACACCATCAAGCTCTGGCCGGAAACGTGCATATAGGGATTTGCACCAGGCGAGCCAAGTTGGAGAATTGTCTAATTCAAATTGCTGGATATGATCCAACTTAATCCAATCCTCAGGCAACTTAGCTAATTCTGCTTTATCAATATCATAGATTACTTTTACAGCCTTGGGCGCGAACAAATCATAGCGATAGGCTACTTGCTGCTCATCCAGGCGCGCGCCATAACAATATAAATGGGTCGCCTTCTGCTGACAAATGTTTGCATATCTTTGACCATATATTCCTGGTCGCCCACAGAACACCGGATTATCTTCTGGTAGCAGATCGGCGGCCATCCAGGTAAGCAAAATTGGAATGCCTAAGCCACTTAGATAAGTAATTAGATCAGGATTATTGCGACAGCCATTACCTATTAATATCACTGGCCGATTCATATATTTTCCGCCTGCACATCCAGAGGCACATCCAGCCAGCATGGGCCTTGACGATCCGATAGACAATATTCAATTGCCTGCTCCAACATTCGCACAGTCCAGCCAGCTTTGGCACGATAGCATCCTTTGGTTATCGGCTCTACCATACTAATAATATCCACTTCCTGCACCCCGCGCACGCGCAGGCCGGAATCGCCTATCAAGGTCGTTGATTTCGCCTGTCCACTAACGAACAAAACGGGGATGCTATCCATCCACGCAGCGGCGCAAGGGGTCAGGGCGTTGGTTGCGCCTGGACCGGAGGTGACCAAACAGACCCCTAACCCCTTGCGTTGCTGCGCGTAACCCAATGCCATGAAGCCTGCGCCTTGCTCGTGCAAAGCCGAAATATGCCGCAATCCGCTCTTGCCCAGGCTGTCAATCAGGTGCATTGCTCCACCTCCTGGCACGAAGAATACGGTATCCACATAGTCTTTTAGGATATCGAAAATGGCGTCACTGGTTTTCATGGTGCACCATTGTCTTAAGCTCTTCTGTTATATCAAGGCTTTTATATTTCTGAATAACTCGTAAAACATTGGTACAGCCAGGACAGAAATAAGGAAAGATGGGCCAGAAATATATTCTATCCTCTAACTCCATAATTTTAGTTACCCATAGATTGTCAATATCCTGCGAAGCCCCACAATCGTGACAAACACCACGGTATTCTTTAAATACATAAAGCGGAATGCCAAAATCAAATAATAACTTTTGGACTAACGCCTTCTTTATTTTATTAAACATGCTTCCTTAATTTCTGCATAACAGGTACTTCGCGCTCATAAACTCTCTTTATACCGTCGCCCAATGCGGCCTCAACAAATCGAATATCCCTAACAAGCTCTTTCAATTCCTCTGGCTCCAGGCTTGCCGCCTGATCGCTGCCCCATAGATCACGGCTCAAGGTGATATGACGCTCGATCATACACGCGCCAATGGCAACCGCAGCCACGGTTGTTACCGTGCCCAGCTCATGCCCGGAGTAGCCCACGGGGAGATTGTAACGGCTGTAAAGCCTGGTGATGGTAAGCAGGTTCAACTCATCATTGTAGGCCGGATAAGCCGACATGCAGTGCAGCAGGATCAGATCATCCTTGCCCAGCACTTCAATCGCGTGGTCGATCTGCTCCAGCGTGCTCATGCCAGTAGATAGGATGATTGATTTATTCGGAAGACGCGAACGTGGATCTGCTATGTCCCCCCACTCCCGCGTATACCTAAGAAGATCATCATCCGTCAGCAGAGCGGAGGCGATTTTATAAAATGGCGGATTGAATTGGGCAATAAAGTCTACCGCCTCAGAGTCCCAGCAAGACGCGAACCAGTCGATATCCAGGCTCTTGCAATAGCTGTCAATGGCGGTGTATTCGGACATGCCAAACTCAAGACCGCGTTTCAGGTCGCCATTGGTCAGGCCGAATACCGATTCGCGCGGGCGGGCCAGTTCATCCGGTGAATAAACGGCTTCAATGGTACGCTTCTGGAATTTAACCGCGTTGCAGCCAGCTTCTTTCGCGGCGGCAATGAGCTGCAGTGCTTGCTCCAGGCTGCCATTATGGTTAATGCCAATCTCGGCGATGATGTAACAAGGTTTATGATCCACGTTGCGCTATATACCTTTCCAGGATTTCTCCTCGCCAATTATCGACCTGATCCGGTAGCGTCTTCATAAAATCGCAGCCGCGGCAGGCGATGTTTTCATGGCGCCTGCCTTCCAGGTGCATCTTGCGAAACGCGAACATGCGCTCCCCATTCCAGATATCAACGATATGCTCACTCGAAGCATCGCCCACGATGGTCTTCCATGCCCAATCCTCCGGGCACATGGATACCGCGCCGTTCCAGTTGACGGTAAACTCAAACAGCGTCCAGGGACAAACGATCTTATCTGTCTTCGGGTCGCCATCGTAAGTATCCGACACGTTATAACCCATCGTGAAATCGGCTAGTTCTGGCGTACTCCAGCCATGATATTTCTCGACGCCGATATAATCGCAGCGGTCAGTGAAGTCGCTATAAAATTTAGCAATCTCATCTTCGGTCAGACCCTGGTAGGGAATCTTGACGTAAATCTTAGCATCACGCCTGCGCGAGTATAGATCGGCTACATTATCCCGCAGCTTCTCATAATCGAAGTTTACCAGGCTGCGTTCTTTATAACCCTTGATATGGACATGCTCGACGCTAATTCCAATGTTGTCCATGCCATTGACGATTAAGCCTTCGTTGAATTCAGGCGAGAGGCGGCTGCCGTTCGTCTTGATCCATAGCTTCTTGACGATCCCGCTATCGCGCACATAGGCCAGCATATCCAGGAATCGGGGGTGCAGTGTACTCTCACCATCCTTGAACAGATGGGCGTTCTCCGCCGGTTCTTCAAAAGCCTTAAAGTCGTCGATGACTTTAGTCCACAACTCCCAGGGCATCATCCCCACCGGGCGATGTTGCTTGACCAGCTTGGTATCTCCGGTGGGGCAGAATACGCAGCGGAAATTGCAGACGTTGGTTGGCTCAAGATAGATTACCAGTGGATAAGCCAGCGGCGCGATGGTATGTAGCGGGGCGCGGTCGCGGTTGCGGAGGGTTACACCTTTTATTACGCTCATATAATGATAACCTGATTGGTCAATCCAGTCTCCTTAATGCGCTTCAAAATACCCGATGCCTGGTTTTGGGCGATTACGACAATCGGCTCACCACTGGTTACATCGTCGCGCACAGGAATATCGCCGATAGTGGCATCCTTGAAGGCCGGGTCATTATCCACATAATAAG